GTTCATTGGTGGTTGTCGCCACGTCTCCTATGACCGCACCTACAACTTCACCTTTTTGGATAGCCTCTGCCAGCGATTTGGCAAATCCGCTTGTGGCCTTCTTCGCCTTCTCCTCTTCCTTGGCAAGAACCCGCGCTTTCTCAGCGGTCAAACCCTGAGACTTTGCAAGCTCGCCCATCGCTTCATCGGCTGGTCTTATCCACCCTACAAGAGCCTGGAATGCGCCACTCAATCCATCTATCGCTCCGACTAAGACGTTGGTGATGTAGTCACCGATCATCTTCAGGAAATCCCAGACGGGTTGTAGCGCATCAACCAATGGAGAGAGCGCCTCCGTAACGCCACTAAAAGCCCACTTCAGACGCTCCCAGATAGCTGAGATGAGATTGCCGAAAGACTCCCACAGGCCACCCAGTGACTTGAGAACCCTTCCCCAGTCAACAAAGTATGCAATCACCGCAGCTATCGCTGCTCCAACGGCGGCAATGACAGCGGGCCAACCGAGAAGCAAGGCTCCAATCTTGGCAACCCAAGGCAGAACTCCATCCAAGACACCGCCCAACTTCGTGAAGATGCCAGCCAGACCGCCGACCTTGGCACCCGCTGTGACTGTCGTAGCTCCGAGCGTGGCAAGGTTAGTACTTACAGTTGCAGTTGCGGTCCCAAAACCGAGCAAAGTCTTTGCGGCACCCATTGCCCACGTTGCAACGCTGGTACTCAAAAGAAAGCCAAGTTGCTGCGCGAACAAACCGACGGCAATGGTAAGCGGACCCAGGACTGCGAGTACCCCGGCAAGGACGGTTCCCCATTTTAAGATTGCAGGATTCGCCTTTGCTAATTCTCTGATGGTCTCAGCTAGTCCCTTCACAAACTCCGTTAAGAATTCAAGCAAGCCGCTATCCGCAATGGCAATCTGCAAGGCTTCAAAGGCGCTCTTGAGTTCCAACATCGCTCCGTTGAAGCCCTTCATCTGAGTCTTTGCGACGCGCTCGGCAATCCCTCCGGCGTTGTCTACCTCTACGGTCATGCTGCGGAGTGCATCCGCACCTTGAGAAACAAGAGCCTGCATCCCAGGACCCGCTCGAAGACCGAACAACTCCATCATCTTGCCCGTATCATTCGCAATCGGTCCAAGCTGCTCGATGATGTCTGCAAGAGGAACCATCTGACCACTAGCATCTGTGACCTGAAGGTTGAGTTCCTCCATGATTTTGGCGGCTTCTTTGGATGGATCATTCAGCTTGGCGATAGCTGCGCGAAGAGTCGTACCAGCCATTGACGCCTGGATACCAGCGTTCCCCAACAAACCAATCGCAGCAGCAGTTTCTTCAAATGCGAGACCCGCACCAGATGCAACCGGGGCAACGTATTTCATCGCCTCCCCGAGTTGCTGCATATTGGTGTTTGAAGAGGTAGTGGTTGCTACTAGTACATCATTCGCGTGCGCCAATTCGCCCACGGTCATCTGATAGCCGGTGAGGATATTGGAGGTGATGTCAGCGGCTTCTGCGAGGTCCAATTGAGAGGCTGCGGCAAGTTGTAAAGTGGAGTCCATCGACCCCATGATTTCGTCAACCTCGAAGCCAGCCATCGCCAGAAAACCCATCGCATCGGCTGCTTGAGTAGCGGAGAACTGAGTGGTGGCTCCAAGGTCTTTCGCCTTTTCGCGGAGGTTTGCAAACTGGTTTCCGGTCGCCTCGGTCAAGGCTTGAACTTTGTTCATACCGGCTTCAAAGTCACCAGCAGTCTTGGCAACCAGAGTCCCGAATGCGGCGAGAGGCGCAGTAAGCCCCAGAGTCATCGTCTTGCCGACCGCCGTCATACTCTGGCCGACCTTTTTCAGCTTTGCGCCTATCTGCCTCTCAGCCTTATTAAGATCCCCTTCCAGCTTGTCCATGCTGGCGCGAATCTCAACAAATGCTTCACCGATTTTCTCTGTATTAAGAGCCATAATTCTCTGCCCGCTCTGCCAGTTCTTTCAGGTGTTCTCTCTCCACTTCGACTTCTTCCGGTGTGTATTCCTCAGGCTTCTTGTGGCGCTTGAGGAGTCGTTCCAGGCTGGGTAATTTCTTTGCGTTCGACAGGTTCGCTATCTGCCAAGCAAGCGTCATGCGTTGCTCGTGTTCGCGCTCCTGACGGAAGACTTCCGCGTCGAAATACACCTGGAGTTCGCGGAGAGTGGAACTATAGAACTGCTCAACGGTCAGACCCGCTTTAACCGCTGTCTCTAGGAGTTCTTCCCAGTCGATTTCCTGCGGGTCTTCGGTGAGTTTTTTTCCGGTTCCTCTGTCTGGACCCCCATTACGCGGGGAAAGAAGGAGGCATAGCCGAGAATGAGAGGTTGAGCGAGAGCCATATAACCGCCCGCATCTTCGATTAGTTCTCCGACGTCATCGAAATCAAACGGTGGGTCTTGTGGCTTGAGCTTACGCCTCCCTCCTTCGAGTCCTGCGTATAGGAGGGCCTGCAACTTGTAGATACCGAGTTGACGCAGCGCACCACTGGTCATGCGCTCCTGTTCCTCGGGTGATGCCTTTTTGAATTCAGTCGGGTCGATGCGGAAGTCTATGGTCTGCGCCAGGTCCATGACGGTAAGACCCGTCTCCCGCTCCAGCTTGCTCATCCCGTAGACGTTGAACAGAATCGGATACGTCTTTCTACCTACTTTGATTTTGAACTCAGGATTCATAGTGCTCCTCCCCCTTCAGGTCTAGCTGGGTGATTCCCATGCTCCATCGGTCTGGAATGAAATGGACATCACAGCCGCATCCTGATCGGGAAATGACTCGTCACGAGTCGTGATAACGGCATCCACCTCTTCCATCGCTCCAGAGTTCGTGCGAAACTTCTGCAAGCGCACAGCCGTGCCGTTACGAGAGGCGGTCTGGAGTGCCGTATAAGCCGCGTCTGAGAAGATCACCAGCGCATCGAGGTCGATGGTTTCGGTGATTCTTCCAGCGAGATAGTTGCCGTGGCGTCCCGAGTCTTTACTCGAAACGTCTATAAGATTGGTTGACTCGGAAATGGTGACATCCCTTTGACCCGCTACTGTCACCCAGTTTTCAACCGAGTCCCCGGTGTCTAATTTGACCAGCACATCCGTGCCGTTCATGCCAAGATTGCTCATGGTTTCTCCTATTGGGTTGGGGTTTTCCGGGCATAAAAAAAGGGCGCTCCGAAGAGCGCCCTTGAGATTCAGGCTTGCCCGAAATTACTCTTGATATATCAGCCTGATAGTCACAATCCTGCCGACGATACCCTCCCCGGTCGGAGCCTGAGTTGGCCCGCTTGCCGTGCAGTGATAATTAACTTGTCCTACATTCACCGTCTGTCGGTGAAACACTGTTCTGACCGCTTCGGCCAGAGTCTCAATTGCTAGATCGGAACCGGTATCTTCCGCGTAACATCCGACTTGACGATGGATTTCCCGGCCCCTAGTTGTCTTTGTGTCGTAAGCTATGTCTGAGATGGTCGGAGGTGTCCAGATATACGTTCCCGTGGCATCTTCTGGAACCCAGGAAGATGTAAATACAGCCGGAGCGCTCCCATATGTGGAGACAAGAGCCGCCACATCAGAGTCTAAAGCCAGCATATTGTAGAAGGCAGATGAAACACTCATGGTTACCCTTTAGCGATTAGCTTCACAATCTTTGCCGTGTTCTCCCAGATAGCTTTTCTCAGGTATGGGCGCGGCTCCTGACTGATCCCTTTAGCGTGGTATCCTAATTCCAGTCGTCTTGCATATTTCACGTTGGTTCCGACATATCCCGAGATACTCCTGTGTCCGATTTGCACAACGTTGGTTATGGACTGCTTCAACCGACCCGTTAAAGTATGCGGTGGATCGGGAGGTTTCGAGGGGTCTTTTCCTACCGGATAGCGCGTTCCCTTTTTCGAGGTGCGCCACTCAATCTCTTGTCCGATTGCAAGTGAATCCTTTACCTCACCCTCGATATACAGTGAGGCCCGCTTGATTCCCCGCGCCACCCTGTTCCCAGCCAGCTTCATGGCCTTTCGATCTTGGATTATTGCCTTCATGCAGCTTCCTGTACCTCTAAGACCAGCGCCTTCTTATAGATCTCTTTCGATGGTGAGATGTTCGGCACCTTGACTTCAAAACTCCGCGTTCCGTAGTAAACAACGTCCCCGTTCAGCACATCGGTTCCCGGTGGAAGGTAAATGCAGTGCGTCACCTGTGCCCGCATCTTTCCGGCTACTTCCAAATCTTTACCTGATACCGGATTGACTCGCCCGTTTGGAGTTGAACTTGTCGCCGGCGTTTCCACCCAGCCGCCCTGCCCGTCACTCGCACGAGTGTTTCGCTTGATCGTCAAGCTGTGGATAAACAGATGGTCGATTATCGGAACGGTTAGCACCATGCACCTCTCACCCAGTCAAATCTCTGCATCTCTTTTTGTGACGGATCGAATGGCCCGTGAAAGAACACAATCCGCGCATCCTTCGGTAAGCCTTTCCCTTTAACATGCCAGCGGTAGGAGTAAACCCCGTCCGCCTCGGTCCACACCGCTTCATCTTTCAAACTTGCAGCCAACCATCCCTGATCGGTCCCGAATTGACAAGCCTGTTTTCCGACCGCGACCGCTGCGGCTGGATTTTCATGGAAGAGTTCCCAGACGTGCGACCTTGCGCCGGCATTCATCATCCACATGGACCCGTTGTACTTCGCCCGAGGAGACCAGTCTTTAAGAATCACGAAGTCCTCGAACCGATCCACGATCGGCGTGATGTCGCGCAAGATCACAGCGTCCAAATCGAGGCAGATAAACCGCTCACCGATGACGTGCTGCATCTCCGAAGAGAAGGCTTTCAAGCGTCGATAGCACCCCCCCAAAGTCGCAAAGTCTCTCCAGAGTGGAACAATTCGGATATCCCCATCAATCCCCGTTGCACTGTCCGTGATGCAGACAAACTCATGATCCAACTTGAGGTTGCGCTTGACGGCGTTCTTGAGTTTGTTGACGTGCTCTGCGGTGTACTGAAACTTCTTGGCCCACTTCCACGTTGAGTCATGCCAGAGAAACGTGACGACCTTAATCACCGAAGTTCCACGCCTCCAGCGTCAGTACGTCGTCTGGCTCCTCGTAGGGGTAGTCGGGATGCACCTTGCCACCTCTCAGGAAGATGTAAGAGCATCCCGTGATCTCCTGAATCTCTTCCCTTAAATCCCGGTATGGTGAGATCAAGCTCACGATAACGTTGAATCCCTGGTCCTCAAGTTCCTTCGCCAACCTAGCCACTCTCAGGTTATGCTCGTAGCGGTCCGCTTTTTCCAATCCGAGATCTGTAGAAATGGCGGATCTCATCACGTCACCATCTAAATGAACCGCGTCAATCCGTTCTAAGAAATACTCAGCAAGTGTCGTCTTGCCGCTCCCCGATTGCCCCGTAATCCAGAGAATCAATACCAGTGCTCCTTAATCCACGGATACTTTTCCTGATACTCAGGATTGCTCTGGTCATTCTGCCGCCCGTGGAACAGCACTATCCTTGTGTTGTCCGGTGGATAGATCTTCCCTTTACCCTGCAAGTCGTAGACGAATGAATAGATGCCGTCCTCTTCTCCCCATGTCGGAACTCCCGGCCCGAGCTGGTAGCTGATCCATGCTGAGTCTGTGCCGTTGTGACCTCTGGCGCGAAGGCATTTTAGCACCCGGCCCATGTGTCCGCGCTTCCGCTTGACCTCTTTTTGAAACTCCGTCCAGACGTAATCGAGCTTCCCTGTGTTCATCAGCCACATAGT